CGCAGTAGGAAGTTCATAAGATGAACCTAATATGTATGCTGACTTTCCAGTCACCATATCCCTTAGATATTCCTTCAAGAGATTAAATGCAAAACTCTGTTTAGTACCTGCTGTGGTAACGATTGTAGTAGGCTTATGCATTTCATTAGGGTCTTCTCCACCACAAGAAGCTATCCTATTATTTGCAAGAATAGGCAATAGAACTGTGTTGAAGTTTTCTTCATCAAATCTCTCATGAATAATTTCCTCTACTGATAAACCATGTCTACGAAGACCCCTTGATGATTCACTGTTTGCTACTACATCAAGTACAGAGCCATTATGGAATATAAGCTTTGTATAATCTTTCTCAAAACGAATAACCCTTACTTCATGTTTAAGTAAAGGTAGGAAATTCCAAATGGATTCTATATTTTGTTGTGAAATCTGTGAAGCCATCTGTTTCTGTGGTGCTGTAATCATCAGTTTAATGTCTGGATACATGATACAACGAAGATATAATGCTAGAATCTGTAAGAATGATTTCGAACTACCCCTTGTTAAAGTAAAGTATGTTTTTCTGTATCTGAATATAATTCTAAGAATCATTCTTTGATAGAAGAATAACTTAAACTTACTGTCATTTGGGTTAATCATATCTATGAATAAGTCTGGATAAGACCTAAACAAAGCTAGATACTGTTTCCAATCATCCATCATACTTTCTAGAGATTTAATTGGTTGTGTACTCATTAGCTTTCACCTAGATTCTTACCATTAGCTTCAGCTAATTCATCATGCACTTCTTTTGGAAGTTCATCTAATTTACCATGACCAACTAGTTGTCTAACATAGTTTAAATGTGCTAAAATAGCTACATCTACTAAGTCCATTCTTTCTTCAATTGGTTTTGGTGCTACAAATCCCATTTTCTCAACTTCTTCGAATATAGCACTAAACGAACGAATACCAGACTGCTCACTAGAATTCTTTCTATCTATTGGTCTGAAACCAGAAGATTGTAAGATACGCTCATATCTATCATTATAGTTTTTAAACGCTCCATCATTTTCACTCTCTAACGCTCTGTCCATTTTTACTTGTAGTTTACATAGATAAACTAATTGTTTCTTTAGCTGTGGAGTGTTTACATCATGTGTCATACACATATCATTGTAGAACTTCTCCATTTGAAGATACTCTCGATTTGTATAACCAGAGCCAAACTTCATTGCGATATCTTTATTTAGCTTGATAACACCATTATCAGTAGTAATTTCATCAACTTCATCTACATCATCAAATCTATGTCTATAGATATCTGTTTCATTCTCTCCTTCAAAATCACTGTCTGACCAATTGTAGTCTTTGTATTGTTGAAGTGAGTTAATCATTCTGAAGTAATTACCTACAGTATCATTTTCATTTTCTTCTGCTGATTTCCATACTTTAGCTAAAAATGGTTTATCAATTCTTTGTAGTGTAGTTTTAACAGAATCAATATTTGTTTCATCAATCATATCTTTCAAACATTTTTTACATACTGGAACTCTACCATCTCCAAACATTACTGAATTAGATGTGTAGAAATCATTTACTAATTTGTCCTTCGAACAAACATTACACTTCTTTCTTTCTTTTACTGTTGCCATAATATAACCCTCTTTTCTCCTGTGATAATAAGGTAAATGTATAAACTGTAAACTAACAGTTAACAGTTTACAGAAAATAAAAACAAGGAGTAAGATTTTGTCCTACTCCTTGAAACTTTACTTATTACCGTATTTTATTTAGCAGTTGATATTATACAATCTGTAAGCCAACTCTTTTAATATCCATTTCGCCATATTCATCAACAATTATAACACCTTGAGAAGCTGTAGAACCAAACTTACCCTTCTTGCCATAATTGTTCATTCCCATGAGCGACCCAAAATAGGCTTCAAACTGATTTAAACCTACCTCTGTGACGCTGAAATGATGAAGGTGACCCATTGCTACCAGATTGTAAACAACGCCATCTAGGGCAGAATGAGAAGCCAGAATGCGATTCCCTTTTTCGTTGTCACCATGCACAAATTTCATGTGGTTGCCATTAACTGATAATGTAGTAGAATAGTTGATATTGTCTGATTCGACATATTGCAATCTAGGAGTATTCACAACTTCAGTAAACAACTTAACCATGTAATTGATTAAGTAAATTGTTGAATCTCCATCAATATTATCTTCTTTTCTACCATTCATTCTATCATGGTTTCCACTGATACCTCTGTATGTAACATTGAAGTGTTCTGTAAGATTTACTAATAAATCTCTAATTAATTCAAAAGCTTTAACAGTCTGTTCTGATACTGTAAATTCAGATTCAAAAGCTTGATTAACTGCTCTCATTGACACATGTTCAGTCATATCTCCCATACAGATAACATCAATATCTGTAATACTATGGAAGTCTGCCAAATCAATAATGCTTTGAGCAAATCTGCTAACACGCTTTATAGCTATTTCATAATTGTAACTATTACCATTAACATCATTAACTAATGAGCCAATATGCCAATCTGAAAGTAGAACAACCATTCTACCTTTACCAATTGGTAATCTACTTTTATAAACCCACTTAGGAATTTCTAAGTTTAACTCATTTACAAGTGCTAAATAAAATTGTTCTGCTACTACACCATATAAAGTCAAATCACGCTTTAACTTTCCTAGTTTTTGACTTTCAAGTTGAACTTCTCTCTTAGCATATGCCATTTCTCCAACAGCTTCTTTGATTGATTGCAACTTACTGTCTGCTACTAGGTCTGCGTGTTTTTCAGCAGTAGGTAATTCACCAATACTAGCTTGGTGATTCTTAATTAACAATCTGTAATTCTCACTTGCTTCTGAATCGTAGAAACCTTCAGCTTCCATTAGTTTTTTATGCTTACCCCAATTACATCTATGACTAGCTGATTCCATCTGCAACTCTCTTTTGATACGAATTGCTGTGTCTAAATGCTCCTGTGATACAGAAATAGATTCTCCTTGTTTGTTGGTGTAGTTTCTCATATTATTCTACTCCATCTTCAAGCTTAACTTTATTGTTAAATGAAATCGTAATTTCCTGTCCATCAAACTGCTCCATTTTACCTTTTAAATCATGAACTACTTCTTCTTCTTCTGAAATCTCTGTAATAGTCATTAACTCTAAGTCTAAAATTCCTTTTAAACTATAACCTAATGTTCTTGTAGATTTAACTCCTGCCATATATATCAATCTCCTTTTACTCATTTAGATAAATAAAAAAACCTAGTCATATAGACTAGGTTCTAAAACTACCTCCCTACCAAGATTCGAACTTGGAATCTAACATTAGAAGTGTCATGTGATATCCCTTTCACCATAGGGAGAAAATATAAAGTTACGGAGTGTATTGGACTTGAACCAATGCGTGACATTTCTGCCACCTATCTGATTAGCAATCAGACCCCTTCACCAACTTGGGTAACACTCCAAAATATAAGGATGGAGTGGGATTCGAACCCACACAGGCTTTTACACCCCTAATGGTTTTCAAGACCATCCTCTTTACCATTTGAGTATCCATCCATAAAATTAAAAGAAGACTAGGTAGGTTGGTACTCCTACATCTCCCAACCTCCAAATAGGAGGGGCGATAGCTACCTGTTCTATCCTCTGGAATCTTCTTTTGTATGTGGTATATCAGAATCGAACTGATATCGCATGGGTGGAAGCCATGAATCATAACCCTTAGACCAATACCACATAATATAAGTAGCGTATACCAGATTCGAACTGGTGAATACTCGATAGAAAGTCGAGTGGCTTAGACCTCTTGCCAAATACGCCATAATTTAAAGTGGCTTCGATTGGTAACGCTCCAATCTCTTTGGTGTTTCAAACCAACGCTAATCTTTCTCAGCTACAAAGCCATTGGTGGTAGGTTTATCAAAGCGATACCTCCAAACGCAAAGGATTGATAGCGACAATCCACAAACGCAAGGGTTTGCCAATCGAACTCCCTTAAACTTGGTCAATGGTAAGAACTTAAAGCTGACCTACCTAATCAACTGTTGCTTCCTTATCTAGAAAGAGGTAAGCAACTGCCCTTTTATATTTAGTACAATTCGTTGTAAAAACTGGAAGCACCACTCCATATGTATGATGACAAACAAAGGGAACGCCCTTCGTGGCATATGAGTGTACCTATCTCACCCATGTTCTGTGCAATTATTTCTCCATTCTTTCGTATCCTCCTGTTAAGGGTTTCCGAACGCTTCCACAGCGAAGTCTAGCTAGTCATCTTTCGCCAAAGTAGGTATAGGTGGCTAGTCAGAATTGAACTGACATACCTAGAACCACAATCTAGTGCTTTAACCATTAAGCAATAGCCACAAAACTAGACTTAAAACTAGGGGGATACCTCTGGAATTAAGGTTGTTTTAAATCTAGTTTTCTAACTACTGTTAGAAATTTGGCAAAGGCTGTAGGAATCGAACCCACGACATTGAGGTTGGAACTCAATATGTTACCACTACAATAAACCCT